GATGGTGTTCGCCCACTTCCCCCACATCCGGCGCGTCTCTGGGGCGCTGCTGTTCGTGGTCAAGGAAGACATCGCCAAGGCCAGCTTCATGGTGGGCGAAGCCGAGGAGTACTGGTGGGACTACAGAGAGCGCGTGGCTCGCATCGAGCAGGCGCATGAGACCGGGGTGTGGAACCCCAAGCCGACACCGTTATGCGGTTGGTGTCCGGTGACAACGTGTGAACACAACCGCAAGAGAGGTTGAGATGACTGCGCCCATACACCGAAAGAAAGCAAAAAACGCATTTACAGTCGGGCTATCCCCCGATATGCGCACCCTGCACATCAAGATACTGGATTTTGAAGCGATGTGCAGACCTTCCACCCGCAAGGATGTGCACGAAGCGGTAGTGCAGCACCTTAGTCGGCTACAGAAATTTGCTCAAACCATTTCACAAGGAGTCAACCATGACACAGACCAACGGCAAACGCAATTACAAACACGCCTACAAGCTGCAGAAGGCCAGCGGCGAGACCACTGACCAACTGGAGCGGCAGAAGGCTCGCAGGCTCTACGACAAGCAGGGCATCGACCGCAGCGGCAAGGACATCGACCACAAGGTGCCACTGCGCAAAGGAGGCAAGACATCCCCAGGCAACCTGCGCCTTCGCAGCAAGAGCGCCAACCAAGGAGACAACAAATGATGTTTGAACAATGGTGGGCGAACATCTCGCCTGCTGAGCAAAAGCTGATCGGTATCAACAACGCCTACTTCGTTTGGACGGAGGCCCGCAGACAAGCGCCAAGCGTCTTGTTCCTCAATGGCTTTCACCTGTGCCGCTCTGATGACGAGCTGATCATCATGCGCACCAACGGCCCGAGTGAAGGCGAGGGCGGCAGGTTCAACCTCAAAGAGTTTGAAGAGATGGTCAATGAGTTTTTCAACAAGAACTTCTAAGCACAGGAGAAAGTAAATGGAGATAGTTGAGGACAAGGCAGTCGTCTTCAGGACGCGTAACCCAGACAAGTACCAGATCATCCCCAAGCACAAGGTGCTTGACCAAGACGGTGATACCTACAAGATCGCCGTGTACTGGGGGCTCGATGAGGTGCGGGTGCTGCGCAACCTGGGAGTCAAGGATGTGCCTTCGCCCATCACACGGCGCTACAACTGGCCAGGCCGCTACAAGCCTATGGCGCACCAGATCGACACTGCGTCGTTCCTGACAGTGCACCGCAAAGCCTTCGTGTTCAACGACCCGGGCACGGGCAAGACACTGTCGGCGCTGTGGGCGGCTGACTACCTGATGCAGCGTGGGCTTGTGCGGCGTGCGCTTATCTTGTGCCCGCTGTCGATCATGCACAGCGCCTGGATGGGCGACCTGAACAACTCAATCATTCATCGCTCTGCCATCGTCGCGCACCACGCGCAAGCTGCCAAGCGCATCGAGATGATCCAGTCGGACTATGAGTTTGTGATCTGTAACTACGACGGGCTCAACCTGATCGCAGAAGAGATCAACGCAGACGGCAGGTTCGACCTCATCATCGTCGATGAGGCCAACGCATACAAGACGATGACCACCAAGCGGTGGAAGACGCTCAAGTCGATTGTGCGCCCAGACTCGTACCTGTGGATGATGACGGGCACGCCAGCATCGCAGTCGCCCGCTGATGCGTACGGTCTGGCCAAGCTGGTCAACCCGACAGGAGTGCCGCAGTTCTTCACGGGCTGGCGCGATCAGGTCATGTACAAGCTCACGATGTTCAAGTGGGCCCCCAAGCCCACGGCCAAGGACGATGTGTACAACGCGCTGCAGCCAGCCATCCGCTTCACCAAAGAGCAGTGCTTGGACCTGCCGCCTGTGATGACGCTCACACGCGAGGCTCCGCTGACCCCACAGCAGAACAAGTACTACAACTTGCTCAAGGAGCAGATGCTGGTGCACACGGCAGGGGAGACCATCACAGCGGTCAACGCCGCTGCTGGTGTAAGCAAACTCCTACAGATCAGTTGCGGTGCGGCCTACACGGACGAGAAAGAAGTGGTCGAGTTCGATGCTGCCCCACGACTTGGCGTCATCGAGGAGGTGCTGGAGGAGACCGAGCGCAAGGTCATCATCTTCGCCATGTTCCGCTCTAGCATCGACACCATCCACACCTACCTGACCAAGAAGGGCGTTGCTGCCGAGGTCATCCACGGCAGTGTGAGCGCGACCAAGCGCGGCGACATCATTCACAGGTTCCAGACGCAGCCCAACCCCAGGGTGCTTATCATGCAGCCGCAAGCAACGGCACACGGGATTACCCTTACCGCAGCCGACACGGTGGTTTTCTACGGCCCGTTGATGTCTGTTGAGCAGTACATCCAGTGCATCGCACGCGCTGATCGCAAGGGCCAGACCAGCGACAAGGTCACAGTGGTGCACATCCAGAGCTCCCCCATCGAGCGCAAGATGTTCAAGGCGCTGGCGGCCCGCGTCGATGACAACGACCTGCTCACGGCCATGTTTGAGTCGGAGATCAGATCATGAAAGGAGGCACTTGCAAAAGCCAAAAACCCGTGTAAACTGTCCAACGCTTGACAAAACAACAGGAGAAAGCACATGACCGACACTGAAGATGAGGTGGTCCCCATCGACCGCCTCGTGAAAATCCACACCAAGATCAAATCGCGCATCGACGCGCTGACCAAAGAGTACGACACTGCGGTGGAGCAGCTCAAGGCTCAGCAAGACGAGGTGCGCTTTGCCATCAAAGACAAGATGAAAGCCCTCGGGCTCAAGTCTGTCAACACATCTTACGGGACGGTTTCCCTCTCGACTAAGGTGCGCTACAACACGCAGGACTGGGACTCGTTCAAGAAATTTATTCTTGAGCATCAGGTCGTTGATCTGCTGGAGAAGCGCATCGCACAGACGAACATGGCGACCTTCCTGTCAGAGAACCCGGGTGTTGTTCCACCCGGTTTGAACTCGCACACCGAGTTCGAAATTCGTGTAACCAAGTCCAAGTGAGTTAACCATGAGCAATATCACGCTTTTTAACGCCTCCAATGTCCCCGCCTTCGCTCGTAACAACGAGCTGTCTGAAACTGCCAAAGCCCTGACGGGCGGCGGCGCTGGTGCCTCGACCAAGCGCATCTCCATCAAGGGCGGCGTGTTTCGCCTTGTCTCTGGTGGCAAGGAGATCGCGTCGATTGATGACCGCCACCTCGATGTGGTTGTCGTCAAGGCAGCGCCCAAAGTCAGCCGCATCTTCTACGCAGGTGCGTACGACCCAGACAAGATCGCCGGTCCCGACTGCTGGAGCAACGACGGCGAGAAGCCCGACGCTTCGATCAAGGAGCCGCAGAACAAGACCTGCATGGGTTGCCCCCAGAACGAAGCAGGGTCGGGCAACGGCAACAGCCGCGCCTGCCGCTTCCAACAGCGCCTTGCTGTTGTGCTGGCCAACAACCCCGAGGGTGATGTGCTGCAGCTTACGCTGCCCGCTACGTCGATCTTCGGCAAGGAAGACGGCGACAAGCGCCCGCTGCAAGCGTATGCACGGTTCCTGGCTGCGCAGACCCCTCCGGTCAACCCCGAGCAGATCGTCACCCGCATGAAGTTCGACACCAAGGCCGAGAGCCCCAAGCTGTTCTTCACGCCCGTGCGCTGGTTGGAGGATGCCGAGTACGAGTCTGTCACGCGGCAGGCTGAGAGCGACGATGCCAAGCGTGCGGTGGTCATGACGGTGGCCCAGGCCGATGGGGTCAAGCCCAAGGCAGCGCCGATGGATATCCCTGGCAAGCCGACGCAGGCCAAGGCCGCGCCCAAGGTCGATGCTGAAGACGACGAGGACGAAGCCCCAGCGCCCAAGGCCAAAGCCCCCAAGGCTAAGCCGGTGGCGTCTGAGGACGACGAGCCAGAAGTGCGCAAGGCTCCGTCCAAGGAGACTGCTGTCCCCGCCAAGAAGTCCAAGCTCGCTGATATCGTCAGCGACTGGGACGACGAGTAAGGAGTTTCGGGGAGTAGCAGGAGCGGTCGTTCTGCGTGGGGCGGGGCCTTTCCTACCTCGTTAGAAGCACAAACATCCCCAC